TGCTTTCTCCATAAGTTGTTTTACGAATGGAACTTTAGCATGATACTGATTAAATAACTCTGCAGCTTTTTCTTTAGTCACTCCTAGTTCTGCCTGAAGTTTAGCTTTACCCATCCCATAAAATAATCCTAAGTTAATTGTTTTAGCTTGTGATCTAGGAATCTGTGCCATATCTGCTACTGTTCCATGGAAATCTGAATTTGAATCTGCTTGATAAGCATCAACAACATCATACACGGAAGGTAATTTATAGAGCGCTGCATAATGAACAACGAGTCTAGGTTCTTGTTGTGAGTAATCAAAACAACCCCACTTACATCCTTCTTCAGGTATAAATAAACTTCTAATCTTTGGTCCTAAATCTTTATTACGTGCGGGAATCTGTTGAAGGTTAGGATTTTGATAACTAAATCTACCTGTCACTGTTCCGCCTCCTGCATTTCTTAACTGATTAATTTCTGCATGGATTCTACCTTTATGTTCATATCTTAAAATAGAATCAATGAAGGTAGTATGAGCTTTGTTAATTTCTCTAGCTTTAGCAATCATTCTAACAACTGGATGTGAATGTTCTTGTAAAAAATTTTTAGTAAAAGAAGGAGCAGCTGTTTTTTCTGTACGAGGGTATTCTATTTTTAACATATCAAATACATTAGCTACTGATCTTGCGGCCCATATCTGTGGTAAAATATTTGTTTCTTTTTCAATGGCTCTTAAGATTTCTTTTTCTTCAGCCATCAGTTCTTTCTTCATGAGATGAGCTCGTTCTGCATCTACTCTTACTCCTTTGAATCTCATATCAACCAAACATGGGAATAGATCTGTTTCTAAATCAAAAATGTCTTCTAGGTCTTGATGAATAATTTCTTTTTTAAGTTCTTGCCATAATCCTAAAGTTATTTCAGCATCCCTCTCTCCGTAAGAACCTGCGTGCATGGCAGGTAGCTTATACATTTCTGCTTTAGGATCGATGCCCCATTCTTCTGCAGCTTCAGCTAAAGCTCTTTCGTTCTTTCCATAACCTAAATAATGCCAGGATAAACTATTAAGATCATATCTAAATCTATTCTCATCGGTAATTGCTGCGGCGATCATGGTACAAACAATGTCACCATTAATTTTAAATCCAGCTGCTCTCAACCAACACACATCGTAAATTGCATTGTGAAAAATTTTTGTGGATGGTGCTTCTAAAATATCTTTAAGCCAAGAGAAAACTTGTTTCTTATCCATGTTTCCCCCACCTTCATGAGCAATTGGAAAATATCCTTTATAGAATGAAGTGGCTACTGCAATTCCAATGATTTCTCCATTACCAATTACTGAACCAGATCCTTTCTTAAGAAGATCAGGATCTTTTGTTTCTAAGTCTATTGCTATTTCGTCGACTTGTCTTAAGTCTGGAAACTCTGTTGGTTTAACCCATTCAGTTTGTGCTTCAAATTTTGGGATTCTCATTTTTTTAAAATCCCCCAGGAATTAGGTTTTGTTTTTCTCTCGGCCTCTTCTTTTGTGATACCCGCGTTCCGATATTCTTCTTCCTCAGTCATCGGAATCATATAATCCGGTAAGGTGTAATCTCTCTCAATAATCATTTCACAATAATGTATTGCCTTCAATATATCCTGCTTTCCATCTTTATACGGGTGTCTACATATATACTTTATTATGTTGCCTTCTGCAAATAACATTTTGTTTTCATGCACAAATTCACTGGGCTGAATTTTCATTTTCTTGTAGTGGGCCCCACCGATTTGCTTAGTGTACACTTTCGATGTCATATCCATTACTCTCCTTTCGAGCTGCTAATACGTAAAGATTCTGCTTGGTTCTTGTTACTCCAACATACCATATTCGATTTTCTTCATCACTTTTGTCAGGGGATCTTTCTACAGCTTCTCTAATATTTTTGGTGTTATCTAAGATTAATAATACATTGTCTGCCTCTCCCCCTTTGGCGGAATGAATAGTAGATAAAACAACTCTTGCAGGTTGAACCAGTTGCTCTCCCTGCGCTAACATATTTCTAATATATAAGCTGTCATCAGGTTCTGTTTCAAACACATCAAACCATCTATCAGTATGGCCGTATCCAAATTCTCTTAAATCATACATACGTTCTTCTTTTTGCGGGAATTCTTTACCTAGATATTCAAATAAATCCCTACATTCGGTTAATGAAAGTTGGTCACCATTAGTCCATCGAGTAAAATTTTGAATAGCTGTGTAAAGTCGAGCTTTATAACTTTTACGTCCTTTGTATTCAAAGTAAATCCCCATATCTCTGAGTGAGGGTTTAAGTTTTATTAATCTGTCATTATACCTAGCGAGCACTAACCATTTTCCTTTATGTAATGGAACATCTTCAACTGAAGTACCAAAATATATATCTCCTTCTTCGTCTCTTGCTTCCCATTCTTTTTTAATTCTTCTCTCATCTGGTATTCTATCTAAAATATTGTCAGCAATGTGTTGAATCGTTCTTGGTACTCTATAAGATTGTGGCAAAACAATTTCTTTTGCGGGCTCATCTTGAAATCTTTTAACGTCTGCACCAGCCCATCCATAAATGGCTTGGTCATCATCACCCGCTAATATCATATGTTTTGTGTTCTTTTTTAACTCTTCAAACATCTTCCATTGAATAGGTGATAAATCTTGGGCCTCATCAATAAAAACTACGTCAAATTTTGGACACAATTCTGCCATATTAAATTTATGAATCATATCGGTAAAATCTTTCAACTGAAAGGCATCTTTATAGTTATTTATTTCATCTTCTAAAATAGGAATTAAATTTTTGTCGAGCTCAGTAGAATACATGTCGCTATTATATTCTTCTTCACTAGTAATTCCCTTAATTCTTGCGGCATTAATTAAATTAAAATATTCACTATCTGAATCTACAAATCCTGTTCGTTCTTGACCATCACTATAAACTGTAACTTCTATTCCTAATTTTTTTCCTATGTCTTCGTAGTGTTCATCTTGCATCACTTCACTTTTCTTCATGCCTAATCTCTCAAAAGCTAAAGAATGTAATGTTTGAAAACGTTTTAAATGCTTGTAAGTTAGGTCAGGATATCTGTCCAACATTCTATTTTTTGCTTCATTTGCAGCCTTTTTTGTGAAGGCAAAATAGCCTATTTTATCCAGAGGTGTCCCTAGTTTTAAAAAGGTTTTAACATATTTTAACAGTCTAGTTGTTTTTCCTGTTCCCGGAGGCCCGAGTATTTTTCTCATCATATAATATCCTTTTGGTGCTCGAGTCGAGTATGATAGATGGGTACGTTTTCAAATTCTTTAATAGAAATTTTAACTACATTTTTAGTAGGAGTGTTATATTTACCTTTTGTTTTACTAGGAAATCTTTTTTGTTCCATAAATTCTATGTCACAATTTTCATAAGTTTTCATCATCATGTTTCCAGTTTTATCTTCACTGTATTTCCAATTCTTAGATTTTAATTTGTCATAAAATTTATCGAATTTAAAATAAGCACAGCCTTCTTCAATTAAGACAGTTCCAGATTTAAAGCTGGCATCATTTGTAGCTTTAGCTCCATTTATTTTAGCATGAAGAACATCATGTAATTTTTCTTTAGGAGTGGTACCAATAGGAGGGGAGACTATTTTCTGTGTTTTCCATAATGCATCGAGAACCGTTTGATCTTCATCTCCTTTAATAATAGGGGGAGCAAATCCTGCTGCTTTCGATATAGCATTTCTTCTTTTACGTTGATCATTAACATGTTCTACACTTCTACAATGAACTGTAGCTGTGCTAATACCATCCGATTTAATTACATCAAATTCAAATTCTGGTTCTGGTTCAAGGTCTATCTTTTTTAAATTAGTTAATTCAGGGTAAGTTCCTTTAGATCCCGATAAAACTCCAAATTTTTTCTTAACACATATTCCTTTTTTACAATGATCACTGATAGGACTTTGTGTACAAGTATATCCTTTTAAAGATCTTGCCCATGATCTAACTTTCGCATTTAATAATTTATCATCCCATGCATTCGCATGTTGTTCCGCAAAATATTTGACTGGAGCATTCTTAACTTTTTGTTTCCATGTGTCCTCGTATTTCATTTTAACAAAGACATGATAGTTATACATAAATCGATCTTTACCATCAAAGAGAGGATCTTTCATAATGGTAGAAAGATGTGCTAGACATGGAGGACCATCTTTAAAATCTTCGTCAGCTCCTTCATATATCTGTCGATCAATTGCGTCGGTAATATTATCTAAACTATCTTTACCCACTAAATTAGCTTCAGCTACTTCAATAAATTGTTCAAAGGTAAAAAAAGTTCCGTCAATGTTTAGAGCTCTACGTTCTGTTTTTTTATAATAAGGTAAGTTGATAAATTGTCCTGGTCTTAATTCTCCAGTTTCTGTGTCTTTAGTTAATTGTGTCTGCTTGGGAAAAATTTCTGTGTCTGGTTTTAATT